TTCCTGCTCGGATACCGGGCGGCCAACCTCGACTGGTTGTGCGCGCACCCGGCCGTCGACGAGCTGTTCAAGGAGATCGACCCGCTGACCGCCTGGGCGTTCCGGCTCGTCTACCCGCGGGGCCGCCGCCGCTTCCCGATCAAACTCCCGAACGGGCAGCCCGCCACCTGCATCGAAGTGACCTCGTCCGACGTGGCGACCCGGCAGTTGCAGCGCTGCCCCGGCGAGATGGTCGCCACCCTGACCGACCCGGACGACGACTTCCCCCCGTTAATCTGGTGTTCGGATTGTGGGTTCGAGGTGGCCGGGAATCAGTGGATCAACTACGGCCGGCGGTACCTGGAAGCGACCGGAGTTTCGGCGTGAAGCCCACTGTGGCGGCACACCGATTCTCCAACGCGCTCCGGTATCGCCCTGAAACAGACCCCGCACAAGTGGCACTCACCCCGGCCTACGTGCTGGACCCCGTACGCTTACTGCTCGGCGGCGCAATCGAGCTCGACCCTTGCACGACGCCCGACAATCCTGTCCGAGCCGAACGGTTCTACGCCCCACCGCAAGACGGTGCCGCGTTGCCATGGAACGCCGCGACAATCTGGGTGAATCCTCCTTATGGGATGGCTCGGGAACGTTGGGTCCGCAGGTGCATCCAGGCTGGCGCCTCGGCTGCCCGTGTCGTACTCATGATCCCGGCGCACACAGACACCCGGATCTTCCAAGGCGCGCTGAGGACCGCTGAGTCGGTGCTGCTGGTACGAGGGCGGGTGAAGTTCGGGATCCCTCGAGAGAACGGCCGACAGGTAGCAGCCAGTCATCCCAGCGCGTTGCTGTCATGGAACCTTGACTTGACTCCGCTAGCCGATCGGCTCGGGATAGTGCTGAAGGCCTCAACCGGGCCCCATCTGTTCGCTGAGGACCCGACATGACGGCGCGCCTACCTGATCTGAACCGTCCGGTTCGCATCATGACCGCGTGCCCAGGCAGCTCCGGTGGATGTCCGCCACCGAACTCGCAACCCTGTGGCGCATCCCCGTCGAACGAGTCCGCGTCTGGGCTATCCGCTACGACTGGCCCCGCACCCGAACCCGCCCCTACCGCTACGACCCGCTCCCAGCCCAAGAGACCTACGAACGCCTCGCCGACGACCCCGCCGCACGGCGTGTCCACGGCGTTGACTAGGCAGAACGTGACTTGAAATGTACGGTAGCGACGATCAGCAGCAGTGGCGTTGAGGTGAACTCCACCCCCGAGCCGATGCGCATCCCACTCCACCGCATCCGCCTCCCGCGGTCCATCCCCGCCGGCATGAACCTGATCCGCATCGCCGCCATCGCCGACACCCTCCGCACCGGCGGCGAAATCTGGGACCCCGTGGTAGTCCGCCGTGATCCCGGTAAGCGACGCTGGTCCGTCGTCGACGGCCGACACAGGTACGTGGCCAGCTATGTCGCCGGTGTGCCTGACCTGCTGTGCGTGGAAGAGCCATGAGCGCCGATCACATCTACCGTTGCGACGGCCCCGGCTGCGACGCTCACGTCCAGTCTACCGACCCGCCACCCCGAGCCGGCTTCCTCCACGTCCTCGTCAACGAGAACCGGGACGAGCCGTACCGGCTGGACTTCTGCGGATGGGAGTGCGCCATGCGCTACGGAGCTGGGCAGCCCATCCCCGAGGTCATCCCCTTCGACGACGGCGGCAGCAGCGGAGGCTGAGCATGCCCCGGGCCGGGTCCAAGTACGGAGGCAGCCACCCCACGACCCGGGCCTACTGGGCACCGAGGGTCAGGGCAGGTGGTGTCTGCTGCTGGCGATGCGGCCGACCCATCGTCCCTCTACCTCAGGTCAAGGGTGAGGGATGGCAACTCGGGCATCGGACAGGCCAGCCCTCACTGCCCGAACATCCGCTATGCAACATGCGAGCAGGCGGACGCATCGGCGCCCACATCACCAACGCCCGGCGTCGCACTGCCCGGCTACCCGTCTGGTGAGGAGCACACCATGACCAACCCCATCCCGCCGTTCCCGCACCTCGGACCGCCCGGCGGATACGAGGCACCGAACGGCATGGAGTCGGTGCTGCCCGGCATGCCCGACGACGTCGGCAGCCGCGACCCGAGCGCAACCACCGTCGGTGGTGCCGTGTCCAACGCCATGGCCCAGATGCGGGAGATGCAGTCCGACACCCTGCTGGGGGAGGGCATGTACATGGGCGACCCCATCGACCTGCCAAGCCGGGGCTACTAGGCTACGGCTAGCCTGTCCCGCTAGCCCCGGCTGATCCCCGGGGTTAGAGGACCCGCTTCTCCTGGAGCGGGTCCTCGCGTTTCCAGGAGAACGCATTGCCCAATCGCCCAGACGTTCCATGTGCAGGTTGCGGCGTACTGATCTGGCGTGGGCCAAGCAGTCTGCCGCCAGGTCTTGCCACCTGTCGGGCCTGCCGCAGGCTGGCTTCTCCACCCCGACGGCGACGCTGTGCTTGGTGCGGAGACCGACTCACCACGCAGAACGCCCGGCTCTACTGCTCGGTCACCTGCAGCAACCAACGAGCCAACGACCTGAAGTGTCAGGCCACCGGATACGGTCGGAACCCAGAGGTCAGAAGACAGTCCTGGCAGGCCAAGAACAGACGGCGTAGGGCAAGGCTCAGGGGTGGACTGGTAGAGGACTACACCCTGACCGACATAGCAGAGCGTGACGGATGGCGTTGTGGTCTGTGCCGACGGAGAGTGCGACCAGACCTGCGACATCCGCATGCTCGGTCGGCAACCATCGACCATATCGTTCCGTTGTCAGTCGGTGGTGACGATGTCCGAGCCAACGTCCAACTCGCGCACCGCGACTGCAACATCCGCAAACACAACCGCGGATCGCAGCAACTCGCATTGATCGGCTGACCCTTCGCCGATCTCGATCGCGAAGTCGAAGCCGTCGGACCCCCGCGCCCATCCCCCCGGCTTATTTACACCCGTTTCCACATCCCCGAGGCGGTGAGCCATGCCGGAGCGCAAGGCGCCGCTGAGCGTGGTGGGCGGTGCGAAGCCTCGGACGGCCCGGACACGCAAGCCGCCGGCCCAGAAGTCGGTGAAGGCGGCCGCGGCGTCCGGGACACCGCGCGAGTTGCTGGTGGCGGTGCGGGATCGCATCGCGGCGACCATCGACAAGGCGGACACACCACCGCGTGACCTGGCGGCGCTGACGAGGCGCCTGATGGACATCGCGAAGGAGATCAACGCCCTCGACGCGGCGGAGCGAAGCGATGACGTTGGTAACGCCGCCGCGACCCCGGACGCGAGCTGGCCTGCTACCTGACGCCAAGCACGTCGTTCTGCCGGACGGCATCGTGGCGACGGGGTTCCCGGCGACGGAGGCGACCTGCCGGAAGATCGGGATCGAGTTCGATCCGTGGCAGGCGGACCTGAACACCGCGGTCCTCGCTAAGGATGCCGACGGGCTGTACGCGGCTGACACGGTGGCGTTGTCGATCTGTCGGCAGGCGGGCAAGACCTACGACGTCGGCGGCCTGGTCTTCGCCGACTCGATCATCAACCCGGGTACGACGACGGTGTGGACGGCGCACCGGTTCAAGGTGGCCCGGGAGTCGTTCAACGAGATGCGGGCGTGGGCGAAGTCGCCGCGCCTGCGCTACCACATCGACTACGACGAGATCACCACTGCGGCTGGCAACGAGACGATCCCGTTCCGGAACGGCTCCCGCATCGTCTTCGCTGCTCGTGAGCGCGGAGCGATCCGCGGCTTCACCAAAGTCCGCCGCCTGGTTCTGGACGAGGCGCAGATCCTCTCAGAGCAGGCCCTAGCCGACCTGGTGCCGACGCAGAACCAGGCGGCCAACCCGCAGATCATCTTCATGGGGACGCCGCCGAAGCCGACGGACCCGTCCGAGGTGTGGATGCGCCTGCGGGCCGAGGCCCTGGCCGGTGAGTCCGAGGGCGTCCTGTACGTCGAGTTCGGCGGCGACCCGGAAGCCGACCCGCTGGACGAGGACAACCTGCGCCGGGCGAACCCGTCGTATCCGGCGCGGACGTCCCGCCGGGCGATCCTCCGCCTGCACAAACTGCTCGGCCCCGAGGACTTCCCTCGCGAGGGCCTGGGCATCTGGGACGACGACGGCCAGAACAACTGGCTGGTCATCCCACGAGCCGCCTGGCGGTCTCGCCAAGTGCCGCCGTCCCGCCCATCGGCCGTCTCGTTCGCTGTGGCTTCGTCCTACCCGGACGCCGAGTGGACCGCGATCGCCGTGGCCGGTCGGCTGGGTGACCAGATCGCCGTGCAGGTCATCGACGTCAGGGCCGGCACTGGCTGGGTGAAGGACCGGCTCGAGCAACTGCGGGCCCAGTGGTCCCCGGTCGCTGTGGTGGTCCGGGATCGAGGTCCGACCGCGGGCCTGCACACCGAGCTCAAGGCGGCGCAGGTCGATATGACCACGCCGTGGGTGCGCGAGTCTGCGGCGGCGTTCCGGATCTTCGTGAACGGGGTCATCAAGGCCGACCCGCTGCCGGTGGTGCACTTCGGCCAGGACGAACTGTACGAGGCGGTGAAGGCGGGCCGGTCGAAGCCGACCGGGGACGGTTGGGGTTGGGATCAGCCGCGGCCCGAGTTGGAGGCTGCGACGTTGGCCGTCTGGGGACATGTGATGTACGGCAGCCGTGCTGGCGACCCCGGGGTGTGGATCATCTAACCCCGGATGGCGGGCCCCTTGAGGTAGATGTGCCAGCGCGTCTGGTCCCTGATCGGCTCGCCATTGTCGTCCCTGATCGGCCAGCCGTTCTCATCAACCAGCACCGAGCCGTAGGCGGGGTTCTCGTGGCGCTCAATGGTGGGTTCGCCGGCCGGTGTGCCGCCGGCGTCGGTCACCGAATCGCGCCACAGGTCGGGAAGGTCCTGCTCGTAGATGGCGAGCTCGTCTTCGGTGAGTTCACCCGAGACCGGCGTCACTAGGCCGTAGGGCTCCGCCTTGGCCGCGTTGTCCATTGGCGAAGCATAGAGGGGGAACGCCGTGCGGTTGTCCGCGTTCCTCCTGTTCGTTTCCGTCGCCGGTGTGGTGGGCGGGGCGTGGCTGATCGGCGTGTGGGCGGTCGGCGCGGTCGTGGTCGCCATGTCGGCGATGCTGGGCGCGTACGCGATCCTCCGGGACGTCCCGGACAAGGCGCCCGGGGTGGCGCAGTTGCAGGCGGGGCGGGATCGGATCCGGCAGCGGGCGCGTGATGCCGTGTGACCCGGCTGCTTGACCTGTTCACGCAGCGGTTCCTCGGTCGCGGTCTGGACCCTTCGGGTGCGGCGATCCTCACCGAGTCCTACGGCGTCTCCGGTAACGAGCCGATCCTGCCGCAGTTGATGCCGCTGACCCGGCACGCCTACAGCTCGAACGCGATCGTGTTCGGGGCGATCCTGGCCCGGCTGATGCTGTTCTCCGAGGCCGAGTTCAAGTTCCGGCGGCTGGACAACAAGAAGCTGTTCGGGAACCAGGACCTGGAACTGCTCGAGGCGCCGTGGCCGAACGGCACCACCGGGGAACTGCTGGCCCGGATGATCCAGGACGTCGACCTGACCGGGAACGCCTACATCTGGAACACCGGCGACCAGCTGGTCCGGTTGCGCCCGGACTGGGTGACGATCATCTCCGAGTTGGTGGACGCGCCGGGTGGTGGCCAGTACCGGCAGGTGGTGGGCTACCTGTACAAGCCGCCGCCGTCGGAGCTGTCGGCGCCGGACCCGATCACCATGACGGTGGACGAGGTGGCGCACTGGTCGCCGATCCCGGACCCGTGGGCGAACTTCCGGGGCATGTCGTGGCTGACTCCGGTGATCCGTGAGGTTGAGGCGGACAACGCCATGACCGCCTACAAGATCAAGTATCTGGAGAACGCGGCTTCCCCGAACCTGCTGATCAAGTACGCGTCGAAGTTGTCGAACGACCAGGTGGAGACGGTGCGGCAGCGGTGGGCGGCCCGCTACGGCGGCGTTCACAACGCGTTCAAGACTGTCGTCCTGGACGAGGGCGCCGACGTGACCGTCATCGGTAACACGCTGGAGCAGATGAACTTCTCGACGGTGCAGGCCGCCGGGGAGAACCGGATCGTCATCGCCTCCGGTGTGCCGGGGATTGTCATCGGCTCCAAAGAGGGCCTGATGGCCGCCACCTACTCGAACTACGAGCAGGCGATGCGGCGGTTCGCGGATCTGACGATGCGGCCGCTGTGGCGGTCGGTGTGCGCGTGTCTGGCCCCGCTGGTGGTGACCCCGGCCGGGTCCAGGTTGTGGTTCGACACGTCGGACATCGCGGCGCTGCGGCAGGGCGAGAAGGAACGCGCGGAGACGATGCAGGTGCAGGCGCAGGCCGCGCAGCAGTTCTCTCTGGCCGGGTTCGATCACGACTCGATCATCGCCGCGCTGGCCGCGTCGGATGTGAACCAGCTGAAATCAACTGAACTTGTGCCGCGTCAGCTGATCGTCGACCCGACCACTGCGGGTGGTGAGCCTGGCATCCCGTCCTTCGACGCCATCGGCGCCACCCCAGCCCTCCCCGGAGCGCCTGCGGCGGTCCCGGCCGGCAGCAGCAACGGCAGCAGCCCGAACGGAGCGAACCCATGACCGAATTCGTCCGCGCCTGGGCGCTCGACGACATCCGGATCCGCACCGGCGGCGACGGCCGCACCGTCGAGGCCTACGCCGCGGTGTTCGACTCGCCGACCGAAGTGCAGGACCAGGACGGGCACTACCAGGAGGTCATCCACCGGTCGGCGTTCAACAAGACGATCGCCGACCGCGGCACCCGGTTCGGGGTGCTGTTCAACCACGGCATGACCGTGTGGGGCACACCGGCCGAGCGGTACTCGCTGCCGATCGGCACGGCGGTGGAGGTCCGCGCCGACCAGCGGGGCCTGCTCACGGTGACCCGGTACAACAACACCCCGCAGGCCGAGGAAGTGCTGGAGGCGATCAACTCGGGCGGGATCACCGCCTACTCGTTCTCCGGCCGGTTCATGCGCTCCGACCCGCTGCGCACACCCCGCGGCGGGTTCCGCCCGGCCGCGGGCGGGACGCTGCGGACCGTCACCCGGCACGAGGTGGCGATGCGGGAGTACGGGCCGGCGACGTTCGCCGCCTACCCGGACGCCGCGATCGTCGGCGTGCGGGCCCAGCAGATGCTCGGCGCCCTGTTGTCGGCGCCGCCGGAGCAGGCGCAGAACCTGCTGCAGCAGTACCGAGGGCTCACCACTTCCATCCGGGAGCCGGGGTCCCTCACCGACACGCCTTCGGGCGCCGTCGAGCAGACCGAAGGCGAGCCGCGTGAGCACTCAGCCCGGTCCATCGCGCAGCGCATCCGCGCTGCGCGTGACGCCCGAGGAATGGGAGCGAGCACGTGAAGCGTGCCGACGACATCCGGGCGCGCCAGAAGGTCATCGAAGGCGACCTGGCGTCCCTGGAACAGAAGCTGAACGAGGGTCCGCCGGAGGACCAGCTGGAGGACATCAGCGTCCGTACCGACGCGCTCCTGCAGGAGTTCGACGAGCTCAAGGTCGAACTGGAGCCGCTGGAGGACCGGGAGAAGAAGATCGCCGCCGTGCGGGCGGCGATGGCCGAGCAGTCCAACCGGGAGGAGACCGAGCCCCCGCCGCCCGCGTCCGTCGCTGACGGTTCCGGTCCGGATCTGCACGTGCGGACCCGGCGTGACCCGTTCGCCGACCTGGACTCGGTCCGGACCGGCCTGACCTCGCCGACCGACACCCGAGCCCGCGCGGTCACCGCGATCGAGCAGTACGCGAAGCGGTCCGACCACTGGGCGCTCGACCAGAACGGCGCCGAGAACGCGACCCGCATGGTCGAGAAGATGGGTGCCCGGTTCGGCACCGCCGTGGCCCGGCAGATGCTCATCACCGGCGCACCCGAGTACCTGTCGGCGTTCGAGTCGTACCTGACCGACCCCGGCGGCTTCTCCACCCGCGCCGCGCTGTCCCTGACCCCGGCGAACGGCGGCTACCTGGTGCCGTTCACCCTCGACCCGACGATCATCCTGACCAACGCCGGCTCGGCGAACCCCTATCGCCAGTACGCGACGATCAAGACGACGGCGACGAACAACTGGAACGGCGTCACCTCCGCCGGAGTCAGCGCGGAGTGGACGGCGGAAGGCATCGAAGCCGCGGACGCCACCCCGACCGTCGGGAACCTGCAGATCACCCCGCAGAAGGCCGACGCGTACCTGTTCGGCTCGTTCGAAGTTCTCTCCGACTCCGACATCGGCCAGCAGCTCCCCGAGCTCCTCGCCGACGCCAAGGACCGGCTCGAGGAGTCGGCGTTCGCGGTCGGCACCGGCACAGGCATGCCGTTCGGCATCATCCCGCGCGGCACCTCCCAGAACCGCGCCGGCACCGCCGCGACCGGCCCGCAGGCGCAGGACGTGTACGCGCTGATGGCCGCGCTGCCGGCCCGCTGGCGCGGCCCGGGTTCGCGGAACGTGTGGCTGGCGAACCTGACCACCATCAACACCCTGCGCAACGTGCCGTCGTTCACCGGCTCGACCACGTCGATCGTCAACGACTCCGGTCCGACCCCGACGCTGCTCGGTAAGCCGCTGCTGGAGTCCACTTCCATCGTCGGCACGTTCACCACCGGCAACAAGGTGCTCGCGTTCCTCGACGCCCGCCAGTATTACATCGTCGACCGGGTCGGCATGTCCGTCGTGTACGACCCGATCGTCCTCGGCGCGAACCGGCGACCCACCGGGCAGGGTGCGTGGTACGCTTTTTGGCGGGTTGGTGCCGATGTGTCCACTTCCACGGCAGTTCGCGTCTTCGCGACTCTGACCTGATCGGAGCCTGAGCCATGGCAGCGCAGAACGCGCAGGACAAGGCGGCCGCCGACCGGGCGACCGCGAAGGATGAGACGGTGGCCGGCAACCAGCAGGCCGCCAGCCAGCCCAAGACCGGCGACTCCGGTGGCGCGGCCGAGCGGTCGAAGCCGCTGGTCACCGACGCCGCGTCGCCGAAGTTCTCCACGAAGCCGGGTGACGTCACCGCCGACCCGCGCACCGGGGAGGCGTTCGGCAAGGTCCAGACCGCCGGGCTGAAGGGCGCGAAGGGCTTCGAGAACCTCGACGCCGTGAACGTGGTGGAGGGCGTCGACCCGAAGCGGATCCCGGCCGAGGTCACGCCCGGTGTGACCCCGGACCCGGGCGGCGACAAGCTCCTGGCGGCGGCGCAGGCGAAGGCCCCGTCGCTGACGAAGGAGTTCGTCGAGGCGATGGGCCTGACGGAGGATCAGCTGGCGCAGATCGCGCGGGGTGAGATTCCGCCTCCGCCGACTCCGGGGCCGATCCACACGGCGGACATGTACATGACGCCGGGTGGCTACCAGCAGACCCCGCCGGGGGTTCCTCCGGAGGACGTCGGCAACAACCAGATGCACCGGCTCTAACCCTGGGCGGCGGCCCGCCGGATCCCTTCGACCCTTCCGGCGGGTCGCTTCCGGGTACATTCCCGGGTAGCCCGTCCCGGGAGACGCGCCCCGGGGCGGGCCGTTTACCGGGTAGGCCCGCCCGGAGCGGGTAAAGCTCAGACCATGCGAATCGGAAGACCGGCAGCGGTCCTGGCCGCTGCGGCGGCCGTGGTCATCGGCTCGAGCGCGGCGTGGGCGGCGGCCCCTTCGGTGACGATGGACCCGGCCGGGGTGTTGTCGCCGGATGGCCGTCAGGTGACGGTGTCGGGGACGTACCGGTGTGATCCGGTGCCGCCGGGTGGGGCGGAGAAGCTGTTCCTGCAGGTGACGCAGGGGTTCGCGAAGGCCGGCCTGGGTGGGCTGGTGGTGACCTGCACGGGTTCGGTGGAGCGGTA